AATAAACGCATTGAATTCGGTGGATATCTAGTCAGAATTGACTCAGACAATACCGAGCGAAGCCTAGAAATAGGAACGTGTAACGACTATCCCGAAAGGGAGTAGGATCAAGTGATCCGAAGCGGTGCGGTCTTCTTGACAGAATAAGAAGATATGATATAGTCTCATCTTGGTGGAAACACTAAGCATTTATTCATATAGGAGAATTTCTATGACAATTGAAGTCAACCAAGTTATTAAAACAAACCGAGACGGTGATGTTCTCGTTCTAAGTATATCTAAGAAATTTTCCGAGGTTAAGTTCTTGAATACTGGTTTTATTCGTTCTGTTCATACAGCTAACCTTGAAAAAGGTAAATGCGCGGATACGACAATTACAGATCGCAAAAAAGAGCGAGAAGTTAATATCGTATTACTAAACAATGCAGGTGACGAGTTAACCATGTTGAGTAAAAAAGGTAATCAATGCGTTGTCCAATTTACCAAGACTGGTTACACCACTAAGGCCTATATTGAGAACGTTGTACAAGGTAAGATTAAAGACCCTTATTCACCTTCTACTTATAATATTGGATATCCTGGTTTATTTAATAAAAAGTTAAGTTACTGCAAGCAAGCACAACAACTCTGGCGCAACATGATGAAACGTTGCTATTCTGAAGCAGATAAAAAAGGCTATTTCGGAAAAGGGGTAACGGTAGATACTCGCTGGCATTGTTTTGCTAATTTCTTAGATGATATTTCTAGTTTGGATAATTTCCATAACTGGTTGAATGCAGATAAGACAGGTATTAACTATAACTTAGATAAAGACTTCAAGTTCAAGTCCAATAAAGTTTACTCCAAAGAAACTTGCATGTTTCTACAAGAGAGTATTAATAAGAGTTGTACTTCACGAACGAATAAATGGGACGACAGGTAACGCTGTTGTTTTAAGATTTTCTGCAATGCGACGTTTGTTCGGACGCATTTTACACCCTAACCAAAGAATCCATCCTCCCCGAATTCACCCTACCTGATTTTACCGCACAACCTGCTTTTAGTTTTACATAAGAATAATAAAGGAACCTATCAATGGCAAGAAAAACAACATCAGCAGAACCTTTGCAGAAAGAATCAATCTCAAAATCAGCTTGGGATAATACCCCTGATCGTTTCAAGCTTGGTGAAATGGGTAACTTAGGTGTAAGAATTTTCAACGGAGTATCTCAAGAGGAAATCCGAAGAGAGCTTAATTACCCTTACGCTCTCAAGACTTTCAAGCAAATGTCGCACCATAGTACGATTGCTGCTGCTTTGAACTTATACGAAGTTCTTATTTCACAAGCTGAATACAAAGTTGTAGAACCTGAAAATGCTTCTGCTGAAGAAAAATCTCAGACTCAGTTTATTCGGGAATGCCTGAATGATATGGAGGGAACTTTTGAGGACTTTGTAAAAGATGCTTTAAGTGCTCAGATTTATGGTTTCTCTATTACAGAGAAAGTATTTCGTAGGCGCTTGAAAAGTACAGGCAGTAATTATAATGACGGTAAAATTTCTATTAGGAAATTAGCTCATCGTAGTCAAGATACCATTGAAAAATTCACCTTCGATTCAACTGGTAATGATATTACTGGTGTAAAGCAAAACCTTGCCTTGATCCAGAATAACTACGGTAGACTTGATGGTCAAATGGTTCAGGTAATCCTACCAAGGAATAAATTCTTGCATGTAAGACTTGGTAGACACCGGGGTGATCCTTATGGTAAATCCCCAATGTCTCAGGTGTATTTTGCATACAAGTATCTGACAACTGTAGAAGAACTAGAAGGTACAGCCTTATCTAAGGATCTTGTAGGTATCCCTGTTCTGAAAATGCCAGCAAGTTATCTTGCATCTGATGCTGACCCTGGTAAAAAAGCTACTGCTGATAATTTCAAGAACATTCTACGAAACCTACAGCAAGGTGCCCAGTCAGGTATTCTACTACCATCTGATGCTTCAGAAGAAACTAAGTTACCTTTGTTTTCATTTGAATTAGCAGCAGCTAATGGTAAGAAACTTGTTGATACATCCCAACTGAAAGCCTACTACACAAACCAGATCATGACAACTTTACTAGCAGATATTCTAGTAATGGGTCAAGGTAGCACAGGTTCTTATGCTCTAGGTAGCTTAAAGAATAATATGGTTGGTGCAATGTGCAAGTACCTTCTTGAGGCTATTCTTCATGAAGTAAACCGAGACTTAATTAGACAACTGTATGAACTAAATGGTTTTGATACTACTAGAATGTGCAAAATTGATTCTGACTCAGTAGAAGAAACACCAATCGAAGAACTATCCAAGGCTTTCCAACGTGCAGCTAGCACTGGTTTGATTGAACTTGATAGAGCAGTTCTGAACAGAGTACGAGATATGCTTGGCATTGATACTTTACCAGCAGATCAAGAAGTACAAGAAGATAAACTTACAGGTAATACTTCTAAAGCTAGTGCAGGAATGGCAACTCAGGGTGAAGGAACCAGTAATTCTCCAAGTGGAACAGACACTTCAAGTAATAATATAGATAATGCAGCGTAAGCTGAAACAAGAAAGATAAGAATGCCTAATGTAACAGAAATGCAAATGGACCTGGCTGGTAAGATTACCTTTGAGCTAGATAATGGTACAACTAAGATTGTAGACCTAGCCAACCTTGGCTCAGGAGGGGGTGGAGGTGGCCCAGTAACCGCTAACGATATCACTGACGCAGGTACTTCTGGTAAAGATGTACTTCGTGCCAGCACTCCATCTGCTGTCAAGACTGTTCTAGCTCTGGTAAAAGCTGACGTAGGTCTAGTAAATGCTGACAATACCTCGGATGCCTCCAAACCTGTATCTACTGCACAGCAGGCTGCTTTGAACCTGAAGGTCGATGTACCAGGGGTTGTATCAACTGTTGCACCTTTACTATTAAGACAACCGTTGAAGCTTGGATTCGCCGGTGACTCTATCGCAAGTATGTGGGCATCCACGACGGGGTTTAGTCCTGTGTTCTGGGCTAAGACAGAATTATACCCTTGTGATATTGTAGTAACAATGAACACCGCTGCCCCAGGTCTATCTTCATCTCATTTAGTTTCAAATCAGATCGCTATTTTAGAAGCACTAGCAACAAAGCCTGACGTTGTTATTATCCAGAGTCTTCAAAATGATTTTGCTGGTAGTGCTGCAAATGCTGAATCCCTGTTCGCAAATGTACGCACTTATTCAGAACGAGCACTTGCAGCCGGTGTTAAACTTGTGGTAATTTGTTCCCATCCACCGAAATCAAGTGTCCCTGATGTTGCTGCTGCTGTTGGTCACCTTAACCGCCTGATTGAGAACTACTGCCTCAATACACCCGGTAACTTCTATTGCGATGTTATGGGGGCATGGCGTGCCAAAGGTGTTGCAGACACGAACGGAATTGCATGGCAAGGAACTGCGAATACTGTAGATGCCTATAGTGATGACGGTACTCATCCTGGTGTATTGGCTGCTCGTGCTGCTGCTCCACTTATCGAACCTGTACTGCGTCGATATGCAAGACCTATTAGTCCTGTCCCTTTTGCAGTAGTAGCCTATGATAACACAAACTATCCGTATGGTAACGTCCTGGGTTTGCAGGGTGCGATGGTCGGTACAGGGGGTCAGTACAATGGTGTAGACAACACAAACGTACCTGGGGCTTCAGCTACTGTTCGCAACCGTTGGGAGGTAACAGATGGTAACGGGGTGACAGCCACACCATTGATTGTTACGGGATCAGATGGTTATCGTTACTTGCAATTAACCTTATCGGGCACAGCCACGGCTAACGGCAGTGTCACTGCTGCTACTTCATTCGCATACATTGTCACTAGTGCTGACTATTTTGCAGAATTAGTTACAGAGTGTCAGAACTTGACAGGGATCACCGGTGTTCGTGCCGACTTCCAAGCAATTCAAACAATGGATCTAGCTGGATCAGGTAATTCGGTGCTCACTTTGAATGGAAGACAGCATTGGAGAACCCCTATCATTAACTATTCAAGCACTCAATTTTCACTAAAAACAAATCAAATCGTGATTAATTTCAAGTCAGGTCAGACTGTTTCCGGTGTAATCCGCATTGGTCGCGTAGGCATTCATCGCGTTGCACCATAATACCAATAATTGACAATTAAGTAAACAGGTGATATAATTAATTTTATATCGCTTGTTTTAAGGAGATAATATTGAACCCAGAGGATAATACAAAAAGTAAAATCCCAATCCTGAAATCAAACGATCCTAAACTCAAGCAAGTTCTATTTGTAGTAATGCAACCTGATGTAGTTGACCTGCACGGTGATATTACTTCCGAAGAAGAAGTCAGAAAAGCTTGCCACAGTTATAACTTAACTTGCAACAAAGCTAACTTATATCACTACGCCAAGACTTCAACATTTGCTCCTGTTGAATCCTATATTACACCAGTTGATCTTCAAATTGGAGATAGATTTGTAACTAAGGGTTCATGGTTGGCTAACCTTCAGATTTATGACGATGATCTTTGGTTAGATATCGAATCAGGTGAAGTCAATGGAGTAAGTATTGGTGCTATGGCTGATGCTGAGAAGATTACAGAATAAGGAAAATAATGTCAGATACAATTAAACCAAAACGCAAGCTAAAGAATATTGACTTCTCAGGTGACACTGCTCATATTGCTCTTGTAAGCAAAAGCCATAACTCAGGACCAGCAAATGGTGTTGAC